TAGCATGAATATCTACAATAAACTTTCTGTGTAGGCGTGTAGCCACCAGCTAATGCTTTACGCTTACTACCTTATGTCTTTCCTACACAGTTCCATATGGAAACTTTTAGGGGTAGGAAAAAGCGGAGGGTATAGAAACCTACCCCTGTTGTATCGCAAACTAGAAGAAAGGTTATTCTAGTGCCGTTATGCAATACAAAACTCAATTCACTAAGGGCGTGGGACTAGTTTCTCACCCACAAGCTTTCGACTACAGATGAACATTTCATATCTGCCTACTCACAACCACCTTCGAGTACCTCAGGCATTTGCCCATACTTCATCTCCAGTGTACCTTATGCCTCTGTTAAGACATTATTCAGTCAGCCCGAAAGGGAGAGCTACTCCCTAGCGTGAAACTTTTAAAACTTATTCTACAAACGACAGTTGTCTATCTATATGGGATAGCAACCTCATCTCAATATATGTTTTTGCTTTCTTCTTTGCAAGACCATAAGAACCAGCAGTTCCTATGACCTTTTTATCAGCATTAATGTAACTATCATCTACTATGATCTGCCAAGACTCATTTCCTGTATAGCTAGATGCTCTACTGTTCTTCACTAGATGAATCACAATATCATCATTGAATGTTCTAGGAACTGTTGCAGTATAGTGTCCTTTAGTTACTTTACGATATGGCATTATAGACTTTCCTTTCGTTTAAAATGGTATATCTGCTCCTTCATCATCATTACTACTTGATGTATCATTAGATGAACTTGCTGATCCTTTTGTTCCGACAATCTTAATATCACCAGAAAACTGTGGAACTACAACTTCTGTTGCATATCTGGTTTCACCATTATGTTCATATTTTCTAGTTTCTAATTGTCCTTCTACATAGATTTGCATTCCCTTTTTGTAATGCTTCTCTACTGTTTCAGCTAATCTTGGATCGAACACAACTACATTGTGCCATTGTGTTCTTTCTACTAGTTCGCCTTTAGCATTGTTAAACTTCTCATGTGTTGCCACTGATAGCTTAGCGAACTTCTTTTCTTTACTAGATATTTTAACCTCAGGATCGTTACCTAGATTACCTACTAGTATTACTTTATTGATCGTCATTAATACGCTCCTTCCATTCTGCGTTCTACTTGATCTTGACATAACTCATCAGTTCTATCTCTGACTGCTAAATCAACTTCTTCGTCTAACCATTCTCTCCCTAATAGAAACATTAATGTGTATCGTTTCCATTTGGGAATACCATAAAATACACTATGGCATACTTCTAAATGGTCATAACCTTCATAATAATCTTCTAGAGATTCTGATACTATATCAGATCCCCAGCTTTCTATTTTCTGTTTAATCATGTATATAGTTTCCTTCCGATTAATTTATCTACTTGATCTCTATCTAATCTATAGTAACCCCATTGTTTTCTATCTAATTGAAAATTAGATTTCTTTAATGTTTTAACTATACCACCAACTAAATCCCAAGCATTAAATCTAACTTTAATTTCTTTATCACCTTCTTGATAATGTATTTGAAACATATTGTTATCAGGTGTCATAGAAATATTAGTTATGTTTTTACCATAAAAATACTTATGGTTTCTTACTATTTTTCTAGGCATTATTTCTTAGTAACTTTTAACTCTGTTACTTTAGATTCATTGGCTGTAGAAAATTTAGATTTCATTTGCTCAACGTATTTGTTGTTGTCAAATAGACCTAAGAATACATCTGCTGCCATACCTAGATGCGACATTGCTTTGGTCATAGCATCAGTCATAGCTTTCTTGGGTGCTTCGTCATCTAATGAACCTTTAGTATTGTATAAAGGATTGACTGCTGACACAGGACCATACCAATTAAATTCACTATTGGTATCTTCACGCCAACCTATCTTAAGTTCTGCAAATACATTCTTTTCTGTATAAGTATATTGTACGTTGTAAGTCCAACCAGAACCAACTGGACCAAACTGATCTGTCATTTTCATGACTTGATACATAGGATCAGTCGTTGTTAAATCTCTACCAAACTTGTTGAATGCTTTGGTAAATTTGGGATCAGTATGTTTGAAACTGTCCCAGATGCGTTTGTTATCACTCATTTAAAATATAACTCCTTCTGTTTATTTAGTTTGTCTTTGTGAATCCAAGCTATAACATTTCTGTTATTCTTGTTTTTTCGTCTTTCACCAGAATCTTCTAGAATACCTTGTTGATTCAACTCAGTTATTCTAGCTCTCACACTAATAATATTCTGGTTTATCTTATCAGCTACTTCGTCTGCTGTATAGTTAATAAGCTCACCTAATTTAAATACATCTTCTACCATAAAAGATTGTCTAGGATATTGCATATTAATCTTGTCTGCTGCTTCCTTACTAGTGGATCGTTTCTTGTAACCAGCTTGGTACGGATATTGTAACTTTCTCTGTGAGTCCATTAAGCTTCTCCTTTCTTGAACAAAATGCCTCAAAGTCTACATAATCTGGTGGCTGAATATCATATTGGATATAGTTCCATAGATATGTTTGAGCATAAATCAGCTTATGCATAAATTCATAATCAGGTTTGATTTCATATATCTTGTGTTGCAAGTTACCAATCAAAACTGACAAGTAGGCTTTCTTTAATCGTGTTACAATCATATAATGTTGTAACTGTGGATAGTATCTATCTACAACGTCTTTGGCACTAAACGGACTAACATGTTTTGCTTCGAAGATTGCTTCTTCGCTTTTTATTTCTCCGTCTATTGTTGCATGTAGAAACTCTATATCTGGACTTGTATATACTTTGTTATTATTAACTACTTTTAATCCAGTTTGTTTTTGAAACCACTGAATATTAAATGGTTCGGTATATACTCCCATTTGCACTGGTAGAACTTCTGATAAATCATCTGGTTCTGCTCTACCTGTTTTAATTTCCCATATATCTTTCCATTCACCTTTGACTATCTTAATAGCATCAGTACCACCTAGAGATACTTCTAGGTTCTCTTTGCTCGATAGCTTTCTTTCTTTTGTTGCCATTCTTGCAACTCCTTTCTGTATTTGTCATAAAGCATATTCGCTGTATCATAGACTATTCGATTGTCTTTCACTCTAGGTGATAGATAAAGCTTCATAAACATTATATATTTATCATAAGTAAAATACTTCTTTGCAGCTTTCAGGATAAACTCTCTTTTCCTTTGCTTATAAGTCATAGGACTAGTCTTGTCCTGTTCTTTTAATACTTCTTTTTTATGTCTACCTAATATATCACTTAGAGTTTTCATCTGAACTGTAATAATGAATATCCTTTACATATTGATTAATTGCATCATTAATATCTTTGTGTAATGTTAGTAAGTTTCCAATAGGTATTTCTATTGGTCTACCTTTTGCATGATACACTTCATCTATTTCTGATTTAGTTAAGCTGAGTAATAATTTATCTTGGTAATATATTATCCTCATGGTCTTTCCTCTCTGTTAATGTTATCTGACACCCTAAAGTATCAGCCCAACAACAGAATAAATAACCACTCGGTTTGCGTATGCCTACTTCCCACTTGGAAACAAGACCTCTAGCAACACCCAATAGTTCGTCTACTGTTGCTTGGGTATACCCCAGCTTCTCTCTTGCTTTGACAAACTGGGGTATAACTTCCTTATAGAATTTCTTGCCTAGTGCATACTCCATAAGGAATTGATATAATAATTTAAGCAGCAAGTAAAGTGTTCCAATCTTGTGATTGCAACATAGATGCCACTTTGTCAGATCGTGATCTAAACTTATTCATAGGCTGCCCACGACCTTCGGGGTGTGTAGCCCAATGTGTCGCAGTTTGATAAACAGCATACATGTTTACACCATATCTACGTTTGTAAGTTTCCCAATGAGTAGATAGTTCTGACATAGCATAATCCGACACTCTAGGGTGAATAGGATCATCTATCTGGGCTAATGTATTCTCAAACAAATATCTTACATTTTCTTGTTTAATTTGTTTTCTAGCCATAACCTCAAACCACTCTGGGAATTGGTTAAATGAGTCTAATGCTCTGGATATATCAGAAGCACCGATAGAAGTTTTGGTATTCCAATTTTTCTTTGACATACCTTTGATCTTCCAATCGGCTCTCATACAACCATTAAGACAATAAACAATAATTGGACCAAATATAAATTGTTCAGCCCAGCGTAGATTGTAGGCAGTCCATGCCCATAATCTTAGCTTTAATGTATCTTTTCCAAAGGTAGTAGTCGTACCATTAAAGGTAATTAAACGACTGAATTTACCACCATTGTCAATGATATCATCTTGTACTTCTACATTGTCTAGGTCTAGAGAATTAGATTCCATAAGACCAGTGTTGAGCATATCGACAAAATCAGGATAAGTCCTGAGATTCTCGGCACTCGCATTGCTCATAGTGGCGATATATTTGTCATCATTAAACAACGCTTTTTTGTCTGGAATCTGTTCCCAATCACCATTCTGTAAATCGTGATAATATATTTCACGAATATTGGGGACAATGTTACAGTTTTCTGCTATGTGCAGTTTACTTTCGGTAGGTATCATGTATATTCCTTTCTATCACACATTATAGACCTTCTGTGGTGGGAGGGGATCAACCCCTTCCACCTAATTCCATTTCAATAAGATCAACAGTTTGTTCATCTACTTTACATAGATTATCTATTTGCTTTCTCATTACTTGAAGCATTAGAGTTGTGTTCTTGTCGAAATTATATCTATCTTTCTGTAACTCGATTAGATGTGCATATATTTCTGTCAATCTACCGAGTCGTTCTCTTGTGTATTCTAGCTGTTCTTCGTCAGCTATTTGTTTTTCCATTGCTAGTGCGTTTACTCTGCTCATCAATATTCCTTTGCATATCTTTGATTGCTTGTAATTCTGTTTCGCTAAATAAATCTGTAGAATCAGATAGTTCAGTAAACAGTTTAAGCACATTTGCACCCATAGCTATATTAAACTTTTGATAGTCAAATACCTTTTGGGTAAGCATTTCGAGTTGTTTATTAGTAGCTTGAAGTGCATCTAAGATGCTTTCTGACCACTTAATAAATGCTTTGGTTTGTTCGTCATTCATGTAGTTGCTCCTTCTGGTTGTGCATCATAACTAGCATCAGATCTATATCTATTGCCTTTAGGTTCATTAACATTACCGATAATATCACCTGTTCTAGCATCATAGACATGTCCCTCTGGGCTAATATGAAACACTTTCTTCATTGTATGATCGAAGTTATTGTTATTTAAATCTCTCTCGACTTTGTTGTAGTTATACAAGTTAGTCATAGTCTTAGAGAAATCTGGGCTTAATAGCACTCTCCAGTACCATACTGCTCTACCTTTACCATACTTATATGCCTCGGTAGTTGCTAAGCCTCTAGCGACTGTTGATGCAGTCCTACTTATAAATGAGATCATTATTCACTCCTTTCGTGTATTGATCTTCGATTAATGTGTAATCTTCTGGTCCTATTTCTTCCATGAATCCACCTTCACAGGTTAGACATGGTTCTTCATCGACATAGCATTCGCCATTACATTCAGGACATATTATCTTTGACATCACACATTACCTCTTGCTTTAATATATCAAAATCTTCTTCTGTTAAGATCTTGAAATCACCATTTAAAAAGGTAAGTTTATAATAGTCTATTGTCTTACCATTGTAAATAACACTATATTTATTTATTGCTTTAAATGTAATCATTTGTTCAT